GCTTTTTAGCTCAAGTCTTCAAGAGCCTTGCCCAGTACAAGGAACACCAGTTTTTATTAAAAACTTACTGCTTGACGCTGAATACGATTTTGAACCAAAGGCGCTAAAGCAAGTTAGCTGGACAGGTAGCCGCGAAGATGTGATTGCAGCGCTTAAACAGGGCTTGCACCGTGCAGATGAGAAGCTGGCAGAAGTGATGCCGCTTGCGAAGTTTGGAGCTATGGTTTTCAACGCCCCGTCCTTTGAAAACATGATTGAAGTTTATTACAAGTCTGGATTACTCGATGCTGATGCTAACTTGCAGCCAAGCATCGAAGCCACCATTGAACAACTATTGAAGGACGAAAAGTGAGACACACAAACGAGCAGATTGAGTTAGCGCAAATGCTGCTAGATACCCCAAAAGTAAGGTTACTTGAAATTATTTCAAAGCTACAAGCCGAAGTAGAAGTGCTGCGTAAGGATGCTGCGTGGAAACCAATTGAGACAGCGCCGAAGGACAAATATATATTGGTTACTGATTTTGGCGAATATCCAGATGCTCCAGATATATATGTTGCGGAATGGTTTGATTTTGGAAAATATTGGAGCACATCACATGGGTGTGTTCACGGAGTAAGCCACTGGATGCCTTTACCCAAGCCACCCATAGAAGGAGAAGCGACATGACAGACAAAGAACTAGAAAACCCATTGCAAAAACAAGAGGGTGGCGACCACTACAAAAAGCTCAAAATACAACCAGTAGAGTACATCTATGCTAACAATATCCCATTTATAGAGGGTAGCATTATCAAATACGTTAGCCGATGGCGTGATAAGGGTGGAGTTCAAGACTTAAAAAAAGCCGTTCATTTTTTAGATCTACTTATTGAACTTGAGAATAAATAATGAGCGATCCGAAACATCCTACTAACCGAGCATGGGAACTATTTGACCCGCATTTACATGCGCCACCAAAAGGTAAAAGTCTATTGTTAATCAATGAGGGAGGGACTTTAACAATTGGCACTTGGTACGATGGGGCTTTAGCTTGGGGATATAAACCGACTATTCCAGCGAGTGTGAAAGCAAGAATGCAAAGGCCATTATCTATTATCCAAAGCCCTAGATAATTAAAAGCAATCTAGCCCTATTACTTCGGTAGTAGGGCTAGATTGCATTGGCGGCCGACAAAAGCGCGTTACCATTTCGGGCTGTGAGCTTGCAAGTTACTTCAAGCTAACCAATAAAAGAACCTCCAGCGCCTATTGCTAGTGTGGAGGCCATAATAATTAACCCGCCTGTTTGAGCATGTTTAGAGTCTTAGCGGGTGTTGTGGTGTTATTTTACTTCAATTATCCTCTTTTATCTAGGAAAAGCTAATTGTGTTATCCATAGCTACGCAGGGTGAACAGTGTAGTTCTACCGTCTCCACATCAATCAATCTTATTGAATTAATGCCAAGTGCCAATGAGGGGCGATTCATTTCACAATCTGCTTTCGCGTCACATTTCAGATTGTTATTTGCTGATACCTCTACCAAGTTCAGCACCACTGTTATTCGTTTGGTCGTTACGTGTGGATGTTATTCATGGGTGCGGCAAATTTCTAGCCCGTTAGCTATATCAATGTGCGCCCTGACACTGAAAAGCAAAATGCCTAGGCTTCATGCTTTCCGTGGTGCAACACGTCCCTTTCGGGTAAAAGCAGAAGCCTAGGCATTCTCAATTTTATCAGTGTTGCACCACTTGATATTGATCATTATATAGGGGTTTTCCCTAATTGACAAACTTTATTTTATAGCATCGTATAAAGCATCTTTGCTAGCAGAACACTCACCGTACATTTTTACCACGATAGCAAGGTGTTTAGGCGCTGCAATGCGTATATCGTCACCTACTGCTATCTGTGCATCAGGGAGCGGTTTACATGGCTCTGTGAGGCTGCTATCGAGTTCAGTCTTAACGGCTAATGGAATTGTACAGGCGCACAAAATCAGGACTAGCACGACAGGCAGAATCAGGCGGTAAAGTTTTTGCATAAATTTCTATTTCCTTGATTCTATCGACGTAAACTGTTTTAATCACCGCCTTGGATTTTGCCAGCGCTTCGACCGATTGTTTATTTGCAACGGCTTGCTTTTCAATGGCTAACTTATGAGCTTCTATCAACGGTTTTTGATAGTAGTTACGAATCGAGTCGTTGAACCACCACAATGCAGCCGCTCCAATGATAGCGATAACCGCATATTCGATTAGCTTACTCATTGCGCGGGTTTCGTGGCGAATGGTGAAATAGGCGTGATGCTGATTAGCGCATTGCCAGCTACGTCTTTATCAGCCGCGCCTTTTGTACTGTTGACGATGCCCAAAGCTGTGCCAAGGTAGGCCGTGTAAGCGCCAGTTGCTGCGGGAACTAGGACTTTCGCCCATTCGAGCGCCTCATTTACAGGGGCGGCGATAGCAGGGGCAGCGCTTTGGATGGCAGTACCAGCGGCGGCCTTCATGGACATTAAAGCCATCATTGCCATGCCTCGACACATATCCTCTACACACCCTTTGCCAGCGCTTGCAACGGCTAGGGCTAGGGTTTTGTCGGACTCAGCACGTGCTTGAGCCTCTGCAATGCCACGTTTAGAAGCTGCTTCATGTGCTGCGGTATATGCTTGGTTGCCACCAGTTGCACAGCCAGACAAGGCGATAACTGCAAATAATGCGATTAGTTTTTTCATAGTTTGCTTTCAAAGTTGATTAAGTCACGCTCAAATTGATTCTCAGGCTCTACGGGTTTAACTGGTTTTTCAATTGGAATTGTTTCTTTTGCCATTGGCTTTGGTGTTGCTTGCTTTTTAATGCTAGGTTTTACAATGGGTGCAACTTGTTCAACTACATCAGGCGCTTGCACGATAGGCGCTTCTTTTGGTATTTTTATCAACACGTAAACAATTGCGAGTAAGACGGAAATCACGCCTACAGCCAGCCAGCCGCTAGTAATGAAGGCGAATAGCTTGCTTTGGTACATGTTTTCTTTCCAGCTTTGTCGTGTTGGTGCTAGTGCTTTTTCAATCTCCAAGTCAATCACGAAAACCACCCTTTAACCGTCTTAACGATAAAAATAGCAGGCGTTACCATCCAACCCTTTGTATAAGCTAAATGAGTAAAGCCACCTAATAAAAAGCCAATTAAAAACCACATAGTATTACCTTTTCAACAATGAAAATATGGCTTTGAGTATGCGCTGTAATGGTGATTCAGTCAATGTTGGAGGTGTTACAGCCTCTACGGGTTTAGCTTCGTACTTGGCAAACGCCGCTGCCATCTTTACATCGTAGCCATTAGACGCATAACCCGCACCGTTGTAACCCTTAGCAAACGCCGCCCAATCGTGATGACGCAACGAAGCACTTAGCCCCGTTTTTTGAACAAACGAAACAAACGCCATCAATTGTGCGCGTTCGTCTTTATACATAGCAGTTACAAATTCGCCTATTGTTCCATGACCTGCTAATGCGTGGTTGAAACCCATGATTTGAAACTTACCCCAGCTTGCGGACATCATTGCAGCCTCTCGGTCTAATGCAACTGCACGTTTTAGCCTAGCTTGTTCGTCCTTCCACGTTTTACCGTAGTAGATTTTCGTCCAAGCTGGGAAACACAAATCAGGATGTGAGCCACTAAATTTGCCGTTAGTGTACTTAAAGAACTTATGACCCTCAAACAACGTTACGGGCGTGCCATCAGGGTTGAAACCCCCGCGAGGCGCTTCCACTTCGCAAACCGATTGTATAGCAGCCACATCACAATTTAACGCCGTAGCAGCGTCTTGGAAGTCTTTAGTAGTCAGAATCATGGCTTATCGCTCGGTAACTCTTGCTTGATAAACTTACCCGCTACACCCAGCAAAGCCACCGCCATCGTGCTGTAAGCCATGAATGAACTAAACTCTTTTGGCAGGGTATCAATCCATGCTTGAGGTGTTGCCACCCATATTCCCTGAATAGCACCCACGGCAAGCAAAGCGCCTGTCGAATAGTGTCGCCATACTTGAATTGCATTTTCGACTAATTTCATTTTTCTCCCGTAAGTTTAATACGTTCTTGCACTTTCGCTTTAAGCGTCATAATCTCTAACTGTTGTTCAACCCGTTTCAATATCTCCAACAGTTCAGAACGGGTAATGCTGTTAGTTCTAATCGCGTTTAATTCGCCTTGAAGTGATTTTATATCATCGGTATTATGCCTAACCGCGCCCGTTAAATCGTGGACGGTCATATAAAGCGAAGTTGCACCAGCAGCCAAGGCAAGCGAGCCAGCTAAAAATAAAGGCATGAACCAACGCTCAATGAAAAACATAGTCCAACTAATCCCGCTCGGCTTTGTCATAAGTCACTTTCCTAGTCTTTAAAAAATAAATCTGTCACATCAACCGCGCTAAAGTCACGCTCTAACACCTCGAAAAACTTGGCGGGTGTTAGAGCGTGAGGGTTGGCAATGCGGGAAACGGGTAATGCTTTGGGCGTGGTTTCATTGCAAAAAAACCGCTCTACGGAATAGTGAAGGTTTCGCAAAAAAGGTAGCTTAGTCCCCGCTGCACCTAGCCAGTCATACGCGCAACCATCGTATGCTTTGAACCATGCCTGAGACGGCTCGATTGACCAGCTTGGCACATCTAAGGCTATCCAATTGCCTTTTGTCAGTGCAATGTTTTCTTTGGTTCTTACGCCGTGGTCACGCGCCGAGCTGCTGGCAATGGTGCAAAGTTTGTAGTTGCTGCCAGCATGGACGCACTCGGTATGCGTTACCCGCTTGTGCTTTCCCGTTTGCATCAAGCGAGTTAATGCCCACCCAGCTTGCACAAGGAGTGTGTCCTTTTTGTGATCGCCAATGTAGCCTAGAACTATCATTGGTTACCAGACAATCGCTGCGACTTCATTCGCCGTGGTTGCTGCGGCCAATTGCGCCTTCAGGGTTTGTGCATGCGCAAAATTAGTCATCCCGGACGAGAACATGCTGGCATAAAAACTTTTCCATGCCGCAATGTCTACAATGGCTGTGTAGGTGTTGTCCACCGCCTTCCAGCCGCCCGGCCAACCAGGTGGCAGTATACCGTTCAGACTGATGAACCCGTTAGTGCTTTCAATGTCACCACGGCTCAACTCATCACACGAAAACACTTTCCCAGCATGGGCAAAAGTGCTGCGATTAGCGGTCAGTCGTGCGACGTTGATCTCGGTGTTTTTTGATGCCTTTAATTCAGCCAGTGTCGGCGGTGTTGGTTCTGGTGGCGCAGGTGGCTCTGCCATCGTTTGCCATGCACCTTCTTCAAACTTTGCGAAGAACCCGGAGCCAACAGACGGCGGTGGCGTCTGTGTGCAATGAGCAGGCAGCAGCCAAGCGTCAGGGGTCAGTGGGTCGGCGTCAGCAATGCCTTGACCGAGGTAGCGGCCAGTTGTTGGTTGAAAGTGATAAATATTCATAATTGCCCTTAGTATTTAATGCAGAATAAAAGTGCCGTATTGCGGGGACGTGTTTCAGTGCCACCCGTATTACCATTTGCAGCAGATGGCCCTCCGATAACCGTGTTTACCGCGCCACCAGCAGCGCCGGCTGTTGCAATGGTGTAAAGCCAGTCATGAGTATGTGATTCAAAATCATCATCTTGAAACGAGCCAATAGAACGACTTGCATCTACACCACGACCATCATCTAAACCTCGTACAAAATCGCCGCGAAGGTCAGGCAGCGTAAATGTTGTACTTCCATCGCCTGTACCGTAAGGCGCGTGAAATGCTGTATGTGTACCTGATTGTGAGCCGGTTGTATTGATAGTCGCACCACCCGCCGTTGCAGATAGTTGGAAAGTATTCGTTGTAATTGACGCGCTAACAACATAATAGGTAGTACCAGCTACAAAACCCGTAGGCAGTGCGCCCGTTGTGGTGAATTTTACAGGGTCATTAGCAGATAGTCCGTGCGCTGTCCACGTAATAACCCCCGGCGTTGCAATTGTTATGGTGACCGTTGCGCTTTGAACTAAGTATGCAAACAATGATGCATAACTTGTACGCGATACATTAGCGCCATTCGCTTTGAGCCACCCTGTAGGGGGTTTACTCATTGGAAAGCTTTGCATTGAACCTACGGGAATTGCATTGGTTAAATCACTTATGCTTGGAACATCTAGAGCAGTCCGAGCCGCCGCTGGTGTTCCTGCACTACCTAGCAGATTCATTAAATAATCATGCAACACGCCGAATGCAGTACGAGCTACCGCATTACTAGGGTTAGGCGCTGTGCCTGATATATCATCTCTAATTGGAGGGGTTACGGTTGCCATTTAATATCCTTTTAAAGAAAAATCTACAGACGCACCAGATACTGCTGTATGCGTATTATCGAAGCATTTTGCAGTTGGTGATAGTGGTAATGTTTTATCAATCTCTACAGTTACAGCACCAGAACCATTAGATTGTAATGTAGCTTGAATGTTCTTGATTGATGTAAAGTTTTTAATATACGGTATTGGTGTACCCGCTGCACTTACAGCAACATCGTCAACGCTTTCAAGTAAATCAGGTGCATCTATGACTAATGACATAGCATTGATTCTACCTTGTACAGCACCAGAACCAATAGTGATACGGAATTGATATACATCATTATTGACTGCAATTTGACCTGGCCATGACATCCAAACGCCTTGACCTGGGTAAAATTCATCAGAGTCAGCGCCGTAGAATGAATCTCCATCAGCGCCGTATAACGGGTCAGGATTAGATAGTCGATACTCGATTAGCAAAGATGAACCTTCATAATCAATTGCCAACGTAGCGACACTTCCAGCCAATGCGCTAGCCACGTAAGTGTCTGTTGTGGTGTAAACCATCGCGCCAAATGATGACGTTAAATAAAACGGGTCAGTATCAGCTCCGTAAAATGATGCATCAGGATTATCATAAAAGCTATCCAAAGCGCCTGCTAATAAATCGCCACCGCTAATAGTGCAATTGGTTAAAGTGCCATTGAAACTAGGGTCAAAGGCAATTGTTTCGACTACATTTGAGATAGGAGCATCGCCTAGATTCGCAACAATATTAGCGGGTAGATAGGAATAATTGCCAGTTGTGTCTATAGCTTTAATCATCAATGTGACAATGCCACTAGGACGCATTACCATATCGAATGGCGATTCTGTAATCAGGCCGCTAGACATTGGAGTAGCAACCCCCCAATCTCCATTATTTCCATAATTAAACCTAAGCTCATAACCTGCCAAGTCAGCGTCTGTAACTGGCAACCAACTTAAAATTGTCCCATCGATTGAAAAAGATTGAACATTAGAAGGCGGCTCGCGCTTACCAATAACTGTATGCGTGAAAATCTGAGTAGATGGGCCGCGTGTTCCGACTTGACTTACTGCACGGCCGCGCAAATCATAAACATCACCATCTACCACTGGGGAAATATATATATCAACCGCGCTTCCGTCTGACTTTGGAACATTAAGCCAAGCGCCTGCACCAGAGCCAACATCAGACAAACGATACTGCCACTCGATTTGACCACCATTCAAAACAAAGTAACTGGTTGACTTGCCCCATGTAACATGAATACGGCTAACAATAGTACCGTCTGCATTTATGATGAGTGACTCAGTTCCAGACGAAACTGCTACATTTTTCAGAATCTCAACAGTTGCTGAAACTTGAATATTTATATTTGGAATCTCTACAGCCGCTTGAGTTTGCGTGTAATCCCAGTCCCAAACCTCTGGCCCTGTTTCCTGCAATTGATATTCAACATGTGCGCCAGCAAATAACCTGCGACGAACTGAAAAAACTTTGTTACTGTATCCAAACTCGGAAAGGCTAACAGTCACGTTTTGCAACGGGCTTGCGTTGTATGCCTTTAAATTACAGTCTAACGATATAGCGAGCTGTTGACGCGCCCTAGATAGACGTTGCCAAGCTATCATCTGACAACGTGTACCGTCATTCACTAAATCAAAATCGTCTTTTCTTTCATAGAGTTGGTCACCGTCTTCTACCTGATAAATAGGCGGGGCAATAATGCCATAGCCAGCCGCCTGATATTTTGTTGCAGGGCCTTTAAACTGGCCTGAAATTGCATTAACTAGGTTAGCTGTAGGCGTGTAAGGGCTAATCGTTATTTGACCGTTTCCAAGTTTCGATTCATCAATTGAGAGCGTAGGCGCTTTGTAATATCCGGCTATGATTTGCCACTTACCCGCAACCCAAACAACATCCCCATCCATTGCGCCGTATAGCTTACTCAGGTTATCCAATGGATTCGCATTAGTGTTGATAGTACCGTTGCATGTATAGCGTGGTGCAAATACACCAGCAGAAAATTCTACAGATTCATCACATACATTTGCGCTAGCGATAAGCTCTGGCAAATCTATTTCATCCGCTAAAGTAGTAGGGCAATAGATACTATCAACCAACCACCATCGCGCCAAAATAGCGGGGTTTTCTGTGTAAGCGGTTAAGCCAGTGCGCGGGTCATAGGCTTTAACGCCGCTAACAATAGCGCTTACATTAGGCAGTCCAATTTGCTTGAGAGTATCAAAATGCGCTTCCATGTGGACAACGACATAACAACATCCAACACCCTTGCGTGTTGCATCCCATGCCAAAGGATTGCCAGACCGTGCAGCACCTTCAATCAATGCATTTGATGCAACTTGACCAATGCCACCAAGATATTTTTCAATAAAAAACAAAGGGCGGCCTGCATGCGTATACTTTGCAGGCGCGACAACCCATCCATTACCATCTAACGTGAGCGGGTCATCGCCAAAATAAACCGTCTGAATTGCAGCGCATTCATGGCCTGCTAAAACTAAACCAAAGCGGTGATAAAGAATACTGTTTTGTTCATAGCTAAAAAATGGAATCATTGGCCCTGATACTCGATCAGTTCCAAAAACTACCGTTCTGGGAGCTTTGGAGCTTTTCAGCATGATCTTTGTATCGTCACGGTTAGCGTTTCCACCTGCATCAAAACCACCGCTCCCAATACCACCAGAATCACCCAGAGCTTGCTGTGAAGCTAATCGCTCCGCCGCTTCTTGTGCCTCATACTGCCTGCGCATTTCCTCTTCCATGCGACGGGCGTTTCGCTTTGCTTGATTAGCTGCTGCTATAGATGCAGCAATAGTGATACCAATTGTTATCCATTGCGCCGCTGTTATGGCTGCAATAACTGCAATTACTGGAGGCATGTCAAACCCTCCACGCTTTGAAGGCTTCACTCATTGGAGTAAACACCATACCAGCCAGCGCAGGCGCTGCAATATTGCTACCCATGCAAATTCCAGCCGTATCACCTAACGGGCTATTAAAACAAACCACATCGCCACGCTGCGCAAACTTAGGGTCAATAGGTTCGCCCAATAGTTTAGTCATGCCAGCTTCAATGCCGCCTACTTTTTTTAATTGCCTAGCCGCTCCGACCGCGCTTTTATAACTACCCCTATGCGCTGCTAAATGGTCAACACCCGTCATAGCCAATACACAATCCGCTGCGAACGTGCAGCAGTCGTGCGTACCCCATGCAAACGGCTTTTCATTAAATTGGGCGATTTGTTGATGCAAAGCGATTGTCCATTTTGATTTTTTCATTTTTTAACCACCCGCGCCAATCTCAGGTGCAACCCAGTCGCTACCGTCATCAGGATGCACTACAGACGCAAAATAATGAGACGATGCATTGTTAGGGTCATAACCTCTAGCAATAGCAGCATCATAATCTATTCCGCTCGGAGCAGATGCCGCAAGAATAGCTATCATCAAAGCATTACCGTATAAACCAGATTCGCTAAATGCTTTGTAACCATCAATATCAGGCCTGCGCCCGTAGTATTCGCGATAAGCGTTAATGATGTCTACGTTATAAGTAACACCTGAAGGCGGTGTCTCAGGTAGTAAATTACTCACACCACCGCCACCAGTCAGATTGCCAGCGCCATAACCGCCGCCTGTGAATGTCTCAGCTTTGAACAATGTGACTTCTTGTTCTACCATGCTTTCAATGCCTAGGAAAAAGTTATCGCCCTCTAATACTCTCTGTTGATCTGCATGGTTAAATAAAAGGCCACGTGTACGTTGCCAGTCGATCATTCTGTTTTCAGCGGTAACTTGGATAGTGCATGTATCCGCGCCGCGAGTAATAATTGGAATATCCATTCTGCCCTGCCAGCATGCGGGGTCTACCCGTGGAATATCGCCATCAAAGAAAACCCATAATAGCGTGACTTTGCGGCCTCGATATTGCTCGGTCTGTGCATGTACGATTGATTCGTTTGGTACGCCTGAAAGCGTCAAATTGATACCGGGTATTTCATCGCCACTTTCTACAATCGCATCAATCTGTCCAAGCCCTCTAAGACTACTCCACATCTGACCGTCATATTCAACGTCAAAATCACACCCGCTAATATAGATGGTAGCAGAATCAAATTCAAGTTTGCAAAGCATGAAAAACTCGACATGTTCTTGTTCAAGTACAGCGGGTAATTCAGCAGGGATATTTGGACGGCTCAAACAAACACCTCTGTAAAGTCAAGTCCAAGGGTTTGATTCGCGCCTAATGCATAGCCAGATGTCCAGCTATTGCTATCTAAAACAAACGTAGCCGTCGGTCTAACGACTGTTACGACCTGCCCTGAACTTAATGCAGCGCGAAGTCGCGTTACTTTTGGAATAACCATTACACCAGAGCCATCAGATGTGACTGTTTCAGGGTTCATAAACAACTGCCCGTTGACGCTGAAAAAGTCACCAGCGTTTAAGGTTTTATTAGCTCCACATCCTGCCAATGTGATAGTCGTTGCAAACTGTGAAGCACTCGCGCCCGCAGTGATTCCAGTTTGGTTGATTGTCCCCATAGGATAGCCATAACCGCCTATCCCCTTACGCCCCATATGCCATAGGGTTACACGATGCTCACGGCCTGCCATGCGGTCTAAAAACCCTTCTAGCTCCATGCGAATGGTTCTATCGGTATATGAACTAGCGGGGATTTGCATGCCAACTTTCCAGCGCTTGCCAGGTACGCCGCTAGTCTGTATAGAGCCTGACAAAATAGACTCTGTACTAATCGTACGGTTTTCAGCGCCCCAGTTCATTTGCTCTGGCATAAAACCTTGTTTAAAAGGCCATGCATATGTTGTCATTAAGCGCGTCTCCGTAGTCTGTTTTGTCGGACATCGCTTACAGCCCCTGCTTGTGTGCGATTAAGGCCGGCTGTAAACTCCTCACGACTTACGCCGCCAGCGCTTATATTATAGACGTTCGTCTTCCCGCTGTCGTTACCCGTGCCCGTGTCTTTCATCACATTGCTATTGGTAGTAATACGTCCAGATTGTGAAGGAGTAAACAACTCTGGCCCTTTTTCACCCACCAAATATGGAGTGTTTTGATTGACGTTACCACCGCCTGCTCTCCCGAATATCGCAGTCCCAGCGCCTGGGACTAATGCATTCACTCCAAACTCTAATGCTTTAAAAATCAATGCTTTGAGAATCATTGTTGCCAATTGCTTAACCACATTTTTAAACACGTCAGCAAGTGATTTACCTTGCACAATGGCGTTAGCCAGCCCACTAACTAATGAGTCAGCAGCTTGCTTTGCAGCTTCCTGCCATTCAGATATCGGAGTTTTAAGCTCTACAATTTTCACCCCTAGCTCGTCATACTTTTGCAGTAGGATTTCAAACTGTTCTACCGTTTCGACGGTTTGCATCAAGTCATTTAACTTGATCTGTTC